CTATGGAAGAATGTAATGAAGGATTTAAAAAATGGCGCAAGTTGGGTTGGATACCATATTGTCCTAAACAAGTAAGAAAACACATACCTTGGTTAAAAAAATCTTGGTACATTCCATACAACTATATTAAATGGAAGGCATCTGGTGAGTTAAAATTTAATTACCATTCCTAGTGTATTATAAATACTTGCATGGTTGATAAAAATACTACCAGTTTATGTGAACACTGTTATAGACACATACCTGCACGAGTAATAGAAAAAGATAATAAAATTCTTATGGAAAAGACTTGTCCAAGTTGTGGAGAAGCTGAGTACGTAATAGAAAATAACGCAAGATTTTATAAATCTCTTGAGCATACATATCCAGGCTTCCATATACCAAGTAGTATTATGATAGAAGTTACTGATAGATGCAATTTAAATTGCCCTCATTGCTATCACGAACCTGAAGCAAAAATAGTCGATAAGCCCATTGATACTATAATAAACCAATTAAAGTCTTGGCCTAAAAACACAGAAATTATTCTTGCAGGTGCAGAGCCTACAGTTAGAAAAGATTTATCTAATCTAGTTGTTAGTATAAAAAAATATCAAAAAGAAACTAATCAGCACGGATTAATTATGCTTTTAACTAACGGCGTAAACTTTCATAAAAAAGAATACGTAAAAGAACTTAAAGATGCAGGCGTTGATGGCATAATGCTAGGTCTTAATCACTATAGTTATCAAGGACAAAAAATACACGACAAACAAATCAAAGGAATTGAAAATTGTGCCGAGGTTGGTTTGTTTGTTTACTACGTAGGATACACTCTTGAAGATTTAAATCATTTACCTGAAGTACTTGAAGAAATTCAGCATATTGGAAAAAACATATTAGACGATAGAACGCATTTTAGAATAAGAGCAGGAAGTGACATTGGCCGTAGTCCCGAAGAGCCTCGTTGGTATTTGAGTGACCATGTTCACAAAGTACGACAGATATGTAGATTAAAACAATACAAGTGGGAAAAAATTGCAGGGGACGACAACATTTATCACTACATGGTTAATATTAATGGCCTTACTCATAGACTTATACAGTGGAGTGACCCTAAAACTATTGACTTGGAAGAATTAATTACACCTCCGTGGTGCGATTTTGTTCCAGGAAAGCCTATAACTAATTTCTTACATCAAGTAATGTTAAGAGATGCTGCCGTAAACAATAACATGGAACTGCATGATACTTGTCCTAAGAGGTATTGGTTTCGTCCTTCTTAGCAATTATTGTAGATAATTTGCTTATTATTCTTTTCGCAATCAACTTATGTGTGTCTCTTGTATAATGAAAAACATTGCGCCCATACTTGTGATGATCGTCTCCTATAGTTTCTGTATGCGACAATGTGATTTGTGGTATCCTTGCAGGGTACCTCAGTCTAAATCCTGTGTGTAAGAACTTTACTGTTTTAGACACTTCGTACCAGTTATTTTTATTATGATACTTACCTGCACCTGAATTTAAATAAATTTGGCTCATACTGTTAATAGTTGGTAAATCCCAATAAACACCTACAGTAGGATGATAATATCTTCTTGCCGGTTCATTGTGTACTAATAGAACCCTATCTTGGAAAATATCGTAAAAATATTCTGCTAACTTTGGTCCCCATTCATTTTTATAAGTATGGATAACATACTCGTCATCGAATCCAACATGATGATTCCTGTCAAGTACTTTACTAACAATTTTTTTTGGAAATTTCAATTTAGTAGCAGTACTAAATGCTTGCACCATATCATCCCCTAAAGTTATATGTTCTTCTGGAGAATTATATCTAGGATAAATTTCTTTACTAAAACTAAGTATTAGCCAATCATCTTTTGTAATTTCTTTTCGCATCCAAGCAGGAAAATAATCTTTGGCTACTACTTCTTGATAAAGATTTTTTGCTGACTGTATTCTTTTAGATCTTTCTGGTTCTGTTGTTTTTAGTTGCTCATACCAATTATAAACTGCTTCAGTAACTGGTCCTGCATTAGAAAAAAGCGAGCCGCAGCAGGTTCCGCCTACATAGTTAAATTTGCTTAAAGGCATTCTTTTTTGTAAGTGGGGTACTGTATCTTCTAATTCACAACCTCCCCATAAATAAAAATTCATTTTATGTCCCTGGAAAGTAATTTTTAATTTTTAATTTAGATGTCCAGTTTGGCACTTCAACATCTGGTCTTTTATATCGTGTTTCTTTAGAAAAAATATTTTCATACTTTACTAATACACCCGGATATCTATAATATAATTCGCTTTGTCTTTGTAAAATTTCTGCATACATTTTTTCTGTATTTTCAAGTTGTCTCACTCTAACCGGTTCTTCGACTTCTACTTGCCAATTGTCTTGGAAAGGATGAAAGGCTTTTGAATTTTGGGCACGGACCCAACTTATAATTTGCTCAGTGATGTTTTCTCTTATTAAATAAAATCGTGTTGCTGGTTCTATATAATCAAGCACGGGAAAATATCCTCTATCTTCCCAATGTTTTATTTGGTCAGGTATAATTTTATGTATTTGTTTTGGATTGGTAAATCTTGCTTCTGGATACTCTTTAAAATAAGTATGTATTGTTTCGCCTGTTAATGCGTCTTGATTATATTTGTATCCGGTTAGTTCGGACAATTTTTGACAAAATGCACTACTGCCCGATCTATACGATGCTATTACTGTTATCATTCATTTTTACCATTGTGGTTGACATATTGTTGGTTATATACTATAATTATTATTAATTAGGCATTAGTGAGGCAAGTATGAGAACACAACCACAAGATATTATCCAAAAACTAGAAGCAGACAACAGTCGTCTAGGAAAAGAAGCAATCCTAAAACAAGCACACGAAGAAGGACTTCCAGAGTTCTTTGAAGGTTTAACTATGGCTCTTGATCCTCTAGTAACATTTGGAGTAAAACAAGTTCCTGAGCGTTCCGATGTGTTGTCAGGACAAGGATTGTCTTGGGAAGTGTTTAAAGAACTTGCTGAAAAATTACAACAGCGTGAGCTAACAGGACACGCCGCACGTGATGCTATTCAATTATCAATGAATGTTGCTACTGAAGAACAGTGGAACGGATGGTATCGTAGAATCCTTATCAAAGACCTGCGTTGCGGTGTTTCAGAGAAAACTGTAAACAAAGTAGTTCCGGGCACTGTTCCTATTTTCACTTGTGCTCTAGCACACGATTCAGCCAAGCATGAAAAGAAAATGGTTGGCAAGAAACAGATTGAAATCAAACTAGATGGTGTAAGAGTTATTACTATTATCCAAGGCGACAAAGTAGAAATGTTCAGTCGTAATGGTAAGCAGTTTCATAACTTTGGACATATTATAGCAGAGATTGAGCAAGTAATCAAAGACTACCCAGTACCTTATCCGCTTGTACTCGACGGCGAAGTAATGAGTGCTAACTTCCAAGACCTTATGAAGCAGGTACATCGCAAGGACAATGTAGAAGCAAATGATGCTGTACTACACTTGTTTGATACTATTCCATTAGGCTGTTTCCAAAAGGGCGAGTGGGATAAGCCACAAAGTTTTAGAAGTGAAATAACCAAGGCTTGGGTAGAGGAGCATAAGACCGTCTTAGAGCACGTACAAGCGTTGGACTGGGAAACTGTAGACTTAGACACTCCCGAAGGCAACAAACGCTTTGTAGAGCTTAATAAAGCGGCTGTAGACGGTGGATATGAAGGTGTAATGATCAAAGATGTTGATGCACCCTATGAATGTAAAAGAACACACGCTTGGTTAAAAGCAAAACCATTTATTGAAGTTACACTAGAAGTAAAAGAAATTGAAGAAGGCACTGGCAGGAATGAAGGAAGGCTTGGAGCATTTGTTTGCGAAGGCGTTGACGACGAAAGACACATTAAAGTTAATGTTGGGTCCGGGTTTAGTGATGACAATCGCGACAGTTTTTGGGCAAACAAAGATTCTATTTTAGGACAATTAGTAGAGGTACGAGCAGATGCTATTACACAAAATCAAGATGGTACTTACTCGCTTCGTTTCCCGCGATTCAAAACCTTCCGCGGATTCGAAATACACGAAAAGTTATAGGCACGAAAATGCTAGATGTGTGTGGAATCTCGAAAGTGAAGGTTGAAGTACATTCCTTTATAATGGGAGATGTTGAAGATCCTGATCTTTATGTAGCGGCTCCTATATATGACTGGCAACAAACTGATTTAGGTAAGTGGTGTATGGAACATGGTACAGATTTAGTCTACCATATCAGTGCTGATCCTAACACATTTGGCTACAGAGTTACTATCACAGGCGAGTTCGATCCTAAATACGAATCTTTCTTTATACTCAAAAAAGGTTGATTTTTTTGTCTTTGGCATATATACTTTTAAAAATTAACTTTTCAGGAGAAGAGGATGCCTCGTAAAAAAGCAAAATTAGCACCACGCATTAAACGCGGAGCCAAAGTAGTTGGACCTAGTTTTGAAGGCTGGGAGAAATTATCAGGACAAGAGTTTAGCAGACTATTACATGGTGCTCAACGTTTCTATTACGAAAACTACAAAGACTCAGATATGCTACCTAGTGTATGGGAGTGGATGTTAGCAAACGAGTATTCTAAAGACGATGTAAAGGCCGCTAAAGCCGCAAGCGGGATGTCTGCTATTAGCACTACAACCTGTTGTTTGGTTATGGTATTAAAAGATGGCTGTCCTGATTACAATAAGACATATGCTGATCATTGGTTGACGTTGAAAGGCACTACCGGAGAAGTTACTCCGCTTACCGAGCACATACACAAAAGAGTCAAAGTTGCTATAGAAAACGGCAAGGACAAAATTGTAGAAGAGAAAAAAGAAGAAACGGTCAAAAAGAAAGTTCCTACCATTCAAGAGCGTATCCATGAGCAGTCTTGTATCTATGTTGAAGATGTAGAAGAATGGATAGAAGAGTTTTCAGTTGATCCTGACAAGTTTGATCCTAAATCGTTTGATGTATCTAAACATTTTACCAAGCGACAAGTTACACAAGCTCATGCTCGTAAAATTATAAACTTCTATGAGGATGAATTGGCAGAGTTACTTGAATTACAAAATATGCCTAGTCCTGCCAAGATTAAGCAAATGGACGAACATGAAGCAGATATGTTAGAGCAACTTAAAGAAGGTTATGCTCATTTAAGCAAAGCTCAAATTAAAAAGAAAGTAACTGCTTTACAAAAAATCATAGATGCTTGTAATGTAATAATTGAAGCAAGCAAAGCCACACGCAAAGTACGAAAGCCTAAACTTCGTAGTGCGGCTAAACAGATTGAAAAACTAAAATTTAAAACTACAGATGACAAATACTCTTTGGCTAGTATCAATCCTGCTGAAATTGTCGGTGCTAGTGAGCTTTGGGTGTTTAATTGTAAAACACGCAAACTGGGCAAGTACGTAGCAGAAATTGTAGATCCAAAAGGCATGGGCAGAGACGGTTCTGGATTAACGGTCAAAGGTACAACTATTCAAGGTTTTAAAGAAACAGAAAGTGTACAAAAGACTCTTAGAAAGCCCGATGATCAACTTAAAGAATTTAAATCTGCTGGCAAAGTTGCTCTTAGAACCTTTTTGGAAGACATCAAAACCACCGATACCAAGCTCAATGGAAGGATAAACGTCGATACAGTGCTATTACGAGTAAACTGATAAATACTTGTATGAGCAATGATATTAAGCCAATTGAAAAAATCCGCGACGATCTTAATAACCTAGCAACTGTTATTGAGAATTTAGCCTATGCTGAACCTCCAAAGTTAGAACTCCGCAATAGAGAATTAAGTGGAGATCATATACACGGTGGTAAAATTACTAAGTTTGCCAGCACAGGGATAAAAGACGAAAGTTCTCGTTTAGTTGTAAGGGTCAACGACGATGGTATATTAACAGATTTTATTGATGTTGATACACTTGTAGGCGATACTAAAGTAGAGGGTAATTTACACGTTGGTGGAGAAATTACTGCTACAAAACTTCATGTACAAGAACTTTCAGCAGATATTAGACAAGAAAGAACGACGCCTTTAGAATTTGTTGCAGACGAAGTCAATTCAATCTATGGCAAGGGTTTACAGTGGAAGGGCAAAGAACATACAAGACAATTTGTGTATCGTGCCAATCCTGATCGTATCTTTACTACAGAAACTATAGACTTAGGTAAAGATCAGTGTTTATCAATTGATAATATTCCAGTAATAACTGCTAATGAGCTAGGCTCTAGTGTTACAAAGTCTAATCTACAACAGGTAGGCAGTTTGCGCAACCTAACTGTTTTAGGCGATGTTAAAATAGACGAATTTGTATACTGGAATGCAGGCACAATGCGTTTGGGTATTGGTACAGATCAACCCAATGCAATGCTTAGTTTAGCATCTCTTGATGCAGAATTTATAATAGAACCAGAAGGCGATAGTGTTAAAATTGGTACTTGGACAAACAGTGATGTATCAATTGTAACAGATGACACGCAAAGAATTTTAGTTTCCAAAACCGGGCACATACATATAGGCATTAAAGGCACACATGATGCAAAAGTTACTGTACACGGAAAACTAGGCGTAGGCGTTAATACTATAGAAGCAGATGTAGATGCTAGTATTGCAGGACCTATTAGAGTACAGAACAAAAAGTTTGAAGTCAGAGACCAAGTACCTACATCAGGATCATATAAACTTGGCGATATAGTATGGAACGAGAGCCCCAAACCAACAGGTTATATCGGGTGGGTGTGTATTAAAGACGGCACCCCTGGTATTTGGAAACCTTTTGGTCAGATAGGGGCATGACGTGGCTAGAAAAAATTCCGAGCAGCAAGCTCTTCTAGACGCAAAGAAAATTATTGACAAACAAATAAATTGGTGGATAGTCGCTGGCATATCTATGCCAATGAGTTTTCTTGCTTTTTTATTTTTTGTAAATCTATTTGGCCATGAGAATGTTTATCAAGTCGCACTTACAGTAGGTGCAACATTGTTTGCTACTATAGGCTTTATATGGTGGTGGTGGGCAATATACAGTATTGCACAATTTAGTGGGTTAATTGTAAGAGTATCTGAAAACTTTCAAAAACTACAAAAAGACCTAAAAGATCTTAAAAAAGATATCAATTAAGCACCAGTTCCGGCATTTAGAGCTTTGACAACTACTGCTAATCTATCCAAGGCTTCGCCAACTGAAGTTGGTGCTGTTCCGTTCCAATCCGAAGGTGTAGTAGGATAATATTTAATCGCTCCGCTAACTCCGTCTACTAATAGTGTACTATCATCAGCAAAAACTGATCCTTGTACATCTCCTAATACATATGTGTCATCGGCGTCAATTCTAATTTCGCCGCCTGTTACACGAGTTAGAGTAATATTGTTCCCAGCAGTTAGTGTTATGGTTCTATCGTTTGAGTTGATGTCTGTAAGTTGTAAATCAGTAGTGCCAATTGGTACAGCAAATTGGTAATCAACTCCAATATTAAAACTATCGTTAGATTCATTAGGACTTAGTTCTACGCCTGTACCACCGGTAATAGTTAACGTGTCAGTTACTGAATCTGCTTCAAGTGTTACACCGTCTGGTTGTAAAACAATTTTTCTAAAAAAGTCGTAATATGCTGGGTTCGCCATTAATTTTTCCTCTATGTGTGTATTTATGTAAATAACGGTATGCTTGTAATTGGGAACGGAGAAAGTCGAAACGGTATTGACTTAACTAAAGTTAACGCCACTATGTTTGGGTGCAATGCAATACACAGAGATTGTGATGTGCGCCATTTAATCTGCGTGGATCGCAAAATGGTTAGAGAAGCATTAGATAACAATTACAATCAAACTAGTTTAATTTACACAAGAGAGTGTTGGTTTAATGAGTTTGCAGACATAAAAAATATGCGTATCTTACCTGACTTGCCATATGCCGGAAGTGAAAGATATGATGAACCAATACATTGGGGTAGCGGCCCTTACGCCTTGTTAGTAGCAATCAAAGCACTTACACAAATAGACAACTACGATAGAGTTATTAGTTTAATAGGTTTTGATTTGTATGGCAATAGTGAAGGCAAAGTTAATAATGTTTACAAAGATACAGACAACTACGACCTATCAATAAAAACTGCGGTTGATCCTAGATATTGGGTTGAACAAATAGGTAAACTTATAGAACTGTATCCTAGTATTGATTTTAAATTTTATAATGTAGAAAATTGGCAGATTCCTAAAAAATGGAAAAAGAAAAATTTTATACTTGACAATATAAACAACTTCAATTATAATAACTAAACAGTTATAGGAGCAATATATATGGCACATTTTAGCACAAAAACATATGGACACAACATTGGACTATCAGCAGTGTTCCGTCAACCAAAGGCAATGCATTCACACTGTCATTTATTACATGGATACAGTCTTGCATTTAAATTTGTATTTGGATGCAACGAATTAGATGAAAAAAATTGGGCAGTTGACTTTGGTGGACTAAAACCACTTAAAGCATGGCTAGAAGATAGTTTTGATCATAAAGTTGCTGTTGACTCAGCGGACCCTGAACTAGAAACACTAAAAGCACTAGAAGAAAAAGGACTTGCAGAGCTACGTATATTTGACGGAGTAGGTGCAGAAAAGTTTGCATATCATGCATGGAAGTTTGCAGACAATCTTGTACGTGAAATGAGCAACGGACGATGCTGGTGCGAAAGTGCAGAGTGTAGCGAACACGGCGCAAATTCAGCAATCTACACTCCTTATCAAACTCAAAAGATGTCCTTTGCTGATGGCAAAAATTGATAAAAATCAGTTTACTAAAGACGAGTGGAAAAAAGTTAGAGCGTTAAGGCAGCACAAAAAAGCGAATACTAAGACGCAAAAAAGTGTAGTAAGCTCACAGATTTCGCCGCAAGAAAGTGTAACCTCTGATGATAAAAAATACATTGTATGTTTGAAGCACGGAGACAAGTACGGTGCTGAGTATGTTAATACATTACACAGTATGGTACAGCGGCATTGTACACACGAATTTGAGTTCGTATGTTTTACCGAAAACAGTAAAGGAATTAACACAAACATACGCATAGAACCATTACCAGAATTGCCAGTAGCAGGCTGGTGGTATAAACCTATGTTTTTTAATCCTAACTTACAATTACAAGGCACAATATTATTTTTTGACTTAGATGTTATTATATTCCGAAACATAGATTATCTATTCGATTACAAGCCAGGAACATTTTGTATTATAAAAGATTTTAATAGATCAATGAGGCCAGACTGGTTAAAGTTTAACAGTTCAGTATTTAGGCTTACAGTAGGCGATCAAGCTCATGTTTATAACGACTTCTTAACAAATACTAATAGTCATGTTAGAAGATTTCATGGCGATCAAGATTGGATTTATCACACTGTCCGCGCAAACTATGATTATTGGCCACAGGAATGGATACAAAGTTATAAATGGGAAATGCGAAAAAGAGCAAAGATTGTAAGAGATCATAAAGGCAATCGAAATTTTGAACAACCCGGACAACCTCATATTTTACCCCAAACCAGTGTTGCAGTCTTTCATGGCCAGCCCAATCCAAAAGATTGTATCGATCCTTGGTGCAAAGAACACTGGTGTTGACAATTTCCACAAAAGATAGTATATTATACACATGACTAAACGTATAGGCTTTGCCTGCAAATATTTGCATCACGATCAATCACAGAAGAAAAAACTGCTGGAAGAAATTCAACGACCGCTAAATACAAAGGCTACTACTGTTGCTTGGTTAAATCGACAAACCAAAGAAGTAGCAGAACAGCGTATGTGGGACATAATGGTTCACAACATACAGTCAATTGGACGTCTTATAGAATATGTTGGCAGTTTACCACAAAATTTGCGAATGGTTAGACTCGGTAGCGATATCCTACCTTGCTATACTGAGCCTACATGGGGGTATGTATGGCAACTTAGAGACTTTAGAGAATACTGTGAAAGAGAGTTACTCAAAGTCGGCGATACGGCTCGTAGGCTGGATGTACGTCTTAGTTTCCATCCTGGCCAGTTCACTGTTCTTGCTAGCGATAACCCAGAGATTGTAGATAGAAGCATAGAGGAATTTGAATATCATGCGACTATGGCAAAACTCATGGGATTCGGCAAACAATTCCAAGACTTCAAGATCAACGTACACATTTCAGGCAGACAAGGTCCACAAGGCATCATCAACGTCTTACCAAGATTATCGCCTGAAGCACGGAACTGTATTACAATCGAGAATGACGAAATGTCGTGGGGTGTCGATGCAAGTTTGGAGTTGCGAGAACACGTTGCCCTCGTGCTTGATATACACCACCACTGGGTCGCTACAGGAGAGTATATTCAACCCACCGACGATAGATATCTACGCATGATAGATTCGTGGCGTGGTGTGCGTCCTGTAATTCATTACAGTTACAGTAGAGATGAATGGTTACCGCAAACAGAGGATATACATGAAGGCTTTCATGATATTAATGCCTTAATTGATATACATGGTTGTAAGAAACAGAAATTGCGAGCCCATTCAGATTACTATCCTAACAAAGCAGTTAACCAATGGGCTCTTTCGTTCCTAGATACAGCAGATATTATGTGCGAATCTAAGATGAAAAATTTGGCAAGTATTAAGCTCTACGAAGAACTAAGTGCGTAGTCAATTACGTTTTCGATTCTACCTGATTTCATAATAGAATCAAAGTTTTGCCATATGTAAAGTAAGTTTGTCATATTCCTCCAATTTATTAATGTTGCAACGAACACTGTTCTTTCTGTTTTTCTTGTCGTAAACTACCACAGTTGATTGTGGTTTTACAACATTTCGTACAAAGAATATATTTGGTTTCTCCATTTCTACTACATTAGAAATAGAGCATTTGCTCAAAGGAGCAACATAGGCTGTACCAAATTTATCCTGTAATATTAATTTGTTAGATGTTGTTATAGAAAACATATCTATTTGTGTTATACGCACACTAGTATCAGCATAAGCCGCAACTGTTCCGAATGTTAATAGTGCGCAGATAAGTAATTTTTTCATAATGTTCTCCAATATAGGTTGACATATAAATAGTATATACGTATAATATATTTATATATTACTAAGTATATATTAACTAACCATTTAATAGGATATAAAAATGGCAAAGAAAGAAAAGAATGACCAGCTTCTTGTTAAGATTAATCGAGAAGACAAGAAGAAGTTCATAGAGCTTTGCGAAGCAGATGATACTTCTGCTAGCAGAGAAGTAAGAAAGTTCATAGAAAAATTCATTAAAGAAAACTCATAAGAGGACTACATTATGATGTCTAAGAAGCAATCTATTGCCTTACTAGAATCACAAGGTTTCAAAAAAATCGATTACGACAAATTGCAGTTTCTGCAAGGTAATATTAGTCGAGCCAAAAGTAGAGGTGAAAAAAGCAAAACAAACACACTGACCAAGTTTGAAGTTTACGCCATTGGTGAAAAACAAAAATGGAATTGTGCTATTACTGGCGAACCATTAGAGTTCACCCGCGGTGGCTATACCTGGCAAAACAAGTGGTGTAATCCGATGAGCTGTGTAATCGATCGCATTGATTCTTCTAAAGACTATACAGCAGATAATGTACAACTCGCAACACATCGAGCAAATACTTGGAAAAGCGATTTTACTAATGAAGAACTTGCAGATCTAAGTAGAATGTTTTTGAAACAGTACAGAAAGAAAAAATAAATACGTTATGAACTATTTGAATAAAATGTATGGCAGGGGTAACAAACCTGCCGCTCCTTCAACTGATAAAAATCCAAATCGCGTAGCAGGCGGTATTAGAGGCCAAGGCGCTGATACTATAACCTTGCTAGGAGAGGATGGCGTACAACGAATACTTCCTACACAAAAGTATGTGGAAAGTTTACGCAATCAAATTGATAATCAAAAATCAGTGATAAATGTTTTAGAAAGGAAGTTAACAAGGTTAGAGAGAGACTTTGAAACTCTCTCTAACTTTGTAAAAAGATAGTTATTGCTTTTTAACTTCTTTTTGTAAATCAGCAATCATATTGTCTTTGGTCTTACGCTTATCGAGCTCAACACCAAATTCTCTACCTAACTCTTCGAGCTCGGCTTTTTTCATTGCTGACAATTTTGATTTTGTAGGTAGTCTTTTCTTGACTTCTTCTTTGACACCTTCAACAGTTTTTTCTACAGCAACTTTTAGATCTTGAACATCAACGTCACCGTCCTGGTCTATATCTAAACTGCCTGAATCTCTGTTAAAGTACCAAAGAGCACCACCAAGTACTACAACTACAATAATAAACAAAATTACTGGATCCATTATTTTTCTCCTTAAATTAAGTGCTGCTTTTATTTATTCTATAAATATTCGAAAGGATTAGAAATGAAACTCTATAATGAACCGCCAAAACGATTTTTTGCATTTGGTTGTAGTTTTACACAATACGGATGGCCAACATGGGCTGATTTCGTAGCCTTAGAAGCAGGGCCAGGCACAGAATACTATAATTTTGGCAGATCAGGGGCTGGCAATCAATACATAGCTAATACCATAGCTCAGGCTGATTCTAAGTATAATTTTACTAAAGACGATCTTGTAATGGTATGCTGGTCTAATGTACATCGCGAAGACCGTATTTTTTACAATGAACAAGAAACACCTGCGTGGACCGTTCCGGGAAATTTAACAACACAACAGTTTTATGATCAAGAATGGTTAGATAAATTTGGTACTTGCCCAGATTGGTTTTTTATAAGGGACTTTGCATCTATTCATTTGGTTACTGGATTCTTAAATAAAACAAACAGTCATCAATTGTCTATGGTAGATATTCACAATACTTGGGATCAATATTTGGCAAATGATAATCCTATAACAGAAAAAAATATAGGGTCAATTGCATTTCCTGCTGAAAAACAAAAAATACTTCCTAGCTTTTACAAAACTTTATGGAACAATAAACTAGGTAATAAATTAAAAAATGATATGAAACGCATACATCCATGTTATGCAGATTATCATCCTACTCCTGATGAACATTTTCTTTATCTTAAAAAGATTTTTAAAAAACATAAATGGTCAAAAAGTACGGCACTTACAGAAAAAGTTCTTATGATAGAATTTGTGCAATACATGAAAAAATTATACAAAAATAATAATATACAAAAAGTTACAACGCCGTATGATGTATTTCAAATAGAGGGTGATACTGATTTACTGAATAATTTACAAGATTTACCATCAAAATATTTTATACAGTCAAAAACTCACCTATTTCTGTAATAAATACTATACAGTTTTAGGAGATTAAAATGAAACTATTAGACTGGGCTAAGGATAGATTAGAAGAAAGAACAACTTGGGACGGTGCAGTTTTAATTGCTGCCGGTGTTGCATTCTTAATATTTAAACCAATTGCAGGCTTATTAGCATATGGTGCTATTGCATATGGTGCATGGACTATTTGGAAAGCCGAATAATTATAATTTACTGATAGGTATATCCATAGACGCAGGCATATCCCAAATTTGTTTGCGTTCTATGCCTTTTTTCTGTGCAAATACTTTACTATCACAGTTACTACAAACATGGAAGTAATTGTTGTTGAGTCTTTTAGGATTCATTGACCCTCTTTCTCTAGTAAATTCTTCTTCGCAATTATCACAACGCAATTTTGCTATTCTTTTTTTTCCAGTATAGGTATGGATTTTTCCGTTCTTGCTCAGCCGCGTATGCCGGGTCTTAACTTCAAATTCTCCTAAAAACATACATATATTTAGTTACATTAAGATTATAAAATGATACGATAAATAACATAACAAGGAGCAATAATGTTTACAGTTTCCCTAACTACAGCAGCAAATAACAAGATAAATGAACTTTGTAAGGAACAAAATGTCTTTGCAATTAGGCTGGGTGTTACTGGAGGAGGCTGTGCAGGATTTGAATATCAATGGGATACTTGCGAAAAACAAGACGTTGGTATAAACGATGAAATAATTGAAACAGGTGCAGGGCGTCTAGTTATTACAGCAATAAGTCTAATGTACTTATTTGGATGTGAAATTGATTATGTTACAGAAACTTTTCAGCAGTCTTTTGTAATTAATAATCCTAACGCACAATCAGCCTGTGGATGCGGAATCAGTATTACATTTGATCCAAACAAAACACTAGATAACGAAAAAATATTGGAGTTAAAATAAATGGCACGTCAACAAGTCAATATAGGTGTAGAAGGTAACGACGGAACAGGCGATAGTATACGCGAGTCGTTTCGTAAGGTAAATGAAAACTTCCAAGAACTTTACGCAGTTTTTGGTATTGGAGGTCAAATATCATTTACTAGTTTGAGTGATGCGTTTCCGTCTTATACCAGTCACGGCAACAAATTAGTTGGTATTAAAAATGACGAACTGGGTTTAGAACCGGTTGAGTTAGTATCTAATGGTGCGTTGACAGGTAATAGTGGTGACGATACGTTGCTATTTAATTACTCGTTGGATGGTAAAATTGTTATTACAACAGCATTTAACAATGTGCAATCTGATACCGAACCGCAACTTGGTGGACCACTAGATGCAAATAACTTCGGTATAGGTAAAGCAGCAGTTTCAGAAGCAGCAGCACAGGCGCTTTCAAACAAGTATGGTGAAGATTTTACCATAGAAGATTTAGTTATTACCAAACGCCACGGTGGAGAAAGTTATCTAAAAAGAGGTGCACCGGGTGCTAGTGCAAATTTGCGGAATGAACCTAATGATGCTTCAGAGTATACATTTACTATAAGTGGATTCAATTCAACACAGGTTACAATTACAGGTCACGGGTTAGACAGCGGATCAAATGGTGCTGCTTATCAATATGCATCAACAGGTACAGCAGCCACTAATCTAGTAAATGGTAATACCTATTATATAAGAATCATTAATGGCGACAAAATTAGTTTACACAATAGTTCTGTAGCAGCAAAAAACAACACAAGTCCAATTACAATTACTGGAGGTACAGGAACACAAACATTAACTGATCTAGCATATGACAGTGATATTCCAGGATTTTGGGCAGACACCGAAGCGTTGCCGCGTAAGTCAGTAGTTAGAAGGCAAGGCGACAATATGGAAGGTGTGCTTAATCTAAGCGACCACCCAGGCGATTTAGAAGGACAAGGAACACCTAATGGTGCTGATGACTTACAGGCAGCAACAAAATATTATGTAGACAATGCTAGATATGAATCTACAACAAACTTGTATGTCAACCAGCAAGGAACTGACAGCCAAATTTACACTCCCCCTGGTAAGGAAGGTCGATCACAAAACTTTGCATTTAAGACTATTAATAGAGCTTGTCAAGAAGCAGAAATATTACAAGAAGCAAGTCCGTACGAACCTGGTCCATATATGCAGACAGTTACATACGGTGAAACAGCAGAAAGATCAAACGTAACCAGTGCCGCTATAAAAAGTATAGTTGCAGGTAGAGAACCTGTATCAATATTGATTGCAGCAAACAAAGAATTTTTAAAGGCAGAAGTTACTGCATTCATAAATGAAACTTATCCAGATTTAGTTTATGAAGAAGATACTTGTGCAAGAGACGTAGGCTTAATGTTAGACTCGATAGTGTTAGATACACTTTCTGGTAATAATGCAAACTATCTAAGTAGATGGGCAGGTATTAGATACTATTCTAGTCCTAGTGCAAAGAAAGCAATTACTACTCAAGGCGTTGAGACTATAGCCGCTATAAATTACTTGGCAACAATAACTGATTTAGTTTTGAGGAACGAAACTGTTACTGCAAGGCAAAGTGACATTACGCAAGAAATTGATGTAAGTCAAGTAGTTGATTCTACTGGTTTAGCATCAGTAGCAGCAAAATTTGTTGTGATAACAGATGTAATTGAATCTGGTCCTTTAGATGCTCCTGTAATTGTAGACGGATCATTTTATCAATTAACAGTTACAAATGGTAATTTTGGATTTGTAGATCAAGGAGATCCTGGAAATACAGATTTGTTACCCGGCAAACTAGTAGTAGGTAAACAGTCAGGTGCAAAAGGTATTATTGTACAATATAGATATGAAGCTGATCCATTAACTTCAACTCCTGCAGGTAACGACGAATTAGAAATACGTTTGGTTGAACCAATACAGTTTATTCCAGGCGAAGAAATAGAGTTTGGTAATACTGTACGAGGGAATCAAATTTCTGTTATGGTTGAAACTGGTATTTACTATGAAGATTTTCCTATACGTGTTCCTGCAAACGTTTCAATTGTAGGTGACGAATTTAGACGTACAATTATTAGACCAAAGAGACGTTCGTCTCAAAGTAGATATGCAAACATATATTTTTATCGAGACAAAGAATTTGATGGACTAACTGGCGATTCAAGTTCTGTAACAGGATTCCCTGACGTAAACTTACCATACACTGGTACTGATTATGTTAATCCACTAACTAGCACAGTCGACGGATACTTTGGTTTCCATTACTTAGTTGATCCAACAAATCCTATGGACTTGGATAATGATGGAGTTTTAGGAAAAACAGTTTATAATAGAAAACTTTACACAGATGGTCCTGGACTATTAGAGTTAAACAAAGATTTTATAATTGAAGAAGTCATACAGTACATAAATGCAAACTATCCATCATTAGTATATAACGAATCTAAGTGTAGACGAGATACAGGATTAATTGTAGATGGTTTAATACATGACCTTACATTTACTGGTAGAGAGAAAAGTTTAGAGAACCAAACAGCATATTACTTAGGAGCAGTAGCAGGTCAAGAAGTTGAGACCAAAGCTGCTATAACTTATATTAAAACTATTGCTAGTGACGTTCTAGCTAATCAAAATTTTGCTGCCCTTGGTAGTGTACCACAAGTTATTGACGTAACTAAAACAGCAGAAATTGATACATCTCCAGGTTCTGTAACAAACGTAAGACTAGCACTAAACAGTCTTGTAGATTTAGTTGCATATGCATTTGATGCAGATTATAATCCACCAAGGAGTAATCTTGATATGGATGCGTTCTTAATGAACGATGCTACTAGAATGACAGGATTGACTGTACAAGGTCATGGCGGATTTATGTGTGTGCTTGATCCGGAAGGACAGGTATTAACAAAATCACCTTATATTCAAGTAGGCTCTAGTTTCTCACAAAGTATTAATAGGCAAGCATTTAGAGGCGGACAAATGATTGACGCTTTCTGTGCAAACATTCCTATGAGAGTAGTATCTCAAGACGATCCGTTTACTTTAAGTGTAGCAAGTAATCCTAACGAAGGATTGTTCTACAAAAAACCTCAGACACCTTGTCCATATTACATAGACGGTAATCGTTTCCAAGTTAATGCTGTTACTGAGTGGGATCCAGTTGTAGGTACTGCAAAGCTCATATTAGATAGAACTAGTAACGAAGGCACCGGTATGAGTGGTGTAACAAACACCCTACTAAATGTTGACTTAGAAAGTTATCCACTTGATATTACTGTTCAAACAGGCGGTAATAGATCTATGCTTGGTAATGACTTTACACAAATTAATGACTTAGGTTACGGCTTAGTTGTTGTTAACGGCGGATTGTGTGAGCAGGTATCACAGTTTACGTACTATTGCCATACTTCTTATTATGCAAAAAATGGTGCAGAAATTAGATCGCTTAACGGATCAAATGCATATGGTAACTTTGGTCTTGTAGCTGAAGGCGCAGACCCAAATGAAATTCCAGATGCAGTTATTCTTAAAGACAACATGATCCAGCCTTTAAAAACAGCAGTGGCTCAGATAACTTTGCTTTTAGACGATGCAACAAGTTTTGATTTATATTACGGAAACACACTTACTCAATCTTCAGGTGCAACAGGAACCGTGGTTTTTGATGCAGCAGGTGCAACAGGAACAAAAGTTTATTTGAAGGATGTTACAGGAACTTGGAATACAACAGGAACTATAGTTGTAACACAAGGTTCACATCCTTCGACCACAGGTACAATAACAGGCACAACTGTTCCAACAACTGTCACTGCTACTGCCGCAGTGAACACAATTGAACAGCTATCGGTACACGTATATGATAATTTCCATCCGATACAAAACAGAGGCGAGCTTGAAATTTATCATGCAGGAGATTTACTCTTAGGAAGATATGAAGCCTCAAACGTTGCTAAAGTTGAAGGTGTCATAGTAGACGCTGTGTTTGGATTGACTGATTCAGTTACTGGAGTAACTGATAATAGTGTAGGCGGTACTAATGCAGCATTTACAGTTGGTAAGACAAAAGATAGAGATTATGTAATTTACAATATTTCAGGAACAGGAACAGGATATCTTGCAGGCGAAACTATAACTGTCTCCGGCGAATTATTTGGAGGCGCAACTCCTGCTAATGACGCAACTATTACTATTGATGAAGTGAGTGAATCTGGTGTGGTTCAAGAAGCATCTGTAACTGGTACTCCAGCAACAAGTGATACAACTCCACGATATTCAGGACAAATATTTAGAGTAAACTTTGCAACAGGTACTGCCGGCTTTAGTCAAGACGGTTTGATAAGTGATTTAGATGACGGTGAATTAGTTATACATAGAATGAATGGTAATTTTGTGTTTGATGAGATAGCCGATGCAGATGAATTAATTATCCGTCCAAGTACAGCAGTTGTGTTTGACGAAAGTGTTGAAACTACATATAGAAGTATTTCGTTCCAAGCATCTAACTCAACAGGAGAACCTTTAGAATCTGACCAAGCACTGACAGGTTTTGATATTAACTATGATTATATTAGACTGATTGTTTCAAACCTTGATACAGGTAATACAACACCTGCTTATATTAACGGCGGAACTACACTAGGTGCAACCGAAGGCGATAGATCTATTGCTATATTGAAACTTACCGAAGATGCAGAAAAGGATAGACTTAACAATGGAGATATGATATTTGGTTGGAACGGTAAACTACACCAAATTGACAGTTATGTTGAACCCGGCGGCGAAACATTTGCTTACATTACAATAAGTGATGTTACAGACGGTGATGTAGTCGAACCAGCTAGGGGCGTCGGACTCAGAGGAGGCGACGGTACTGGTATAGTGTTAGGTACAAACACTGTAACCATAAGAGCGGGTTTGCCGGCAGGTGCACCAGCAACTATTACTATTAACATTTCAACTTGTCGTGCTACAGGTCATGACTTCCTAGATATTGGTACAGGTGGATTTAATACTTCTAACTATCCTAACGTACTTTTAGGTCTTCCAAGGACTCCGGATCAATCTAAAGAAACTGAAGAACGCAGTAAAGGTAGAGTGTTCTTTGTATCAACAGACCAAGATGGTATATTTAGAGTTGGTAAATTCTTCGTTGTAGACCAGGGTACTGGTACAGTTACATTTAGTGCAAGTATTGCACTTTCAAACTTAGACGGTATTGGATTTAAACGTGGTGTTGTTGTTGCTGAATTTAGTACAGACGATGGCATGGTAAACAATGCTCCAGACACAGTACCTGTACAAAGTGCTGTAAGAGGATATGTAAACAGAAGATTAGGGTTTGACCATGTAGGTGATACTGTAGGTAATATTATTGGTCCTGGAGTTGTTGCTCTAGACGGTAGTAAAACAATGACAGGCGCCTTGAACGTTGGCGGTAATCAAATCAATAATATATCTACTCCAACATCAGATTCAGATGCTGCAAACAAAGGATATGTAGACGGCCGATTAGCAAATCAAGACAGTTACGAAGAACTGCGTAACACACTAACAACTGCTGTTACTAACAGCTCTATGCCTAACGTTACTGCAGGACAATTATTTGTTACTACTGGCAAGAAGAGAGTATTTGTAGACGGTGACACCATTGGTGGCGTAGGCAACTTTGCAGCAGGACAAAACTTTACAGGTGCTCCTAGCGGTGGCGCAGGAACTATTGTAGATACACAAGTTGGTTCAGATGACATATTAGGCAATGTTGTTATAATTGTTTACACTCCAACTAGTGGCTCTGTAGCCGACGGAGATGTGTTAACAGTAGCAGGTGGTCCTACAGGCACTGTGTTAGACGGACCGTTTGATGAGCTTGCTAACGGTGTTGAGTCTACTAATAACGAAATTGCAATAACTGTTACAAGAAATACAAGTGATGCAGAGTTAGCCTTAACATACAAAGCAGGCAGTATTGAAAACGCAGATGTAAGTGCATCAGCGGCTATTGCTCAAAGCAAACTGGCTATGAATGCTGCTACTACAAGAGCAAACGCTAGTGGAATTTCACAATCAGATTTAGGCTTAGTAAGTTTTGACTCGGATGACTTTAGTGTTACTGACGGTTGGGTAACACTAAAAGCAAATGATGTCGACTTTGCTGACTTGCCACAAATTGCTACAAACAAAGCACTAGGTAATGTAAGTGGTTCAACAGGCAATATAAGTGCTATTGACATTACTACAACTGGTGCTGCAGACAGTTTAGTTAGAACACAAAGCGACGGCGGCATAAGAGTTGATAACTTAAAGTTAGGTGGCGCAGATAGTTACGAAATACTTTCTTTGACTGGTACTAGACTTGATGTTAAAACACCAGGTCAGGCAACTGTATTTACAGCACAAGGCACTGACAGTTCTATGATAATAGAAATGCCAGGAAGTTTAGATATCGGTAACGCAGACGCTGCTGAAGGTTATTATCAAAATAACAATGCTACATATAATGATCAAAGTAGACTTGCAGTTGATTGGATTTATTCTAAAGTTATAGAAGACAATGACGAAAAGACTATTGCGTCTACAGGTATTGCTTTAGGTGCTAACACTGGTTTTACAAGTGCAGGTCAAGTAGGTATATTTGTTAAAGATGGTACTACTGACAGTGTTGTTCCTTTACTTGTAGAAAAAGAAAGATTGAAGCCTGACACAGATGGCATTTACGATATTGGTACAGCAAGTTTACGATACAATACTATATACGCAAATAATTTAAATCTAAAAGGTAACGTCACACTAGGCGATGCTACAGCAGATAGTATTACTATTGGCGCACGATTTAGCAGTGCTCTTGTACCAGATACAAATAACACATATGACATAGGTACTAGTACTTTGCGTTGGCAAGACGTGTTTGGTGTAACAGGTAACTTTACAAATATAACATATGGTGGTACTGCATTAACTGCTACTGCTACAGAATTAAATTATGTTGGCGGAGTTACAAGTGCAATTCAAACACAGATTAATACAAAGTTTCCAACAGCAGGCGGAACCATTACTGGCAACTTTGCTGTAAATGGTAATACTACATTAGGTAGTGATAGCAGTGATACTATTACCTTCAACGGCGAAACTAACAGTATTATTCCAGATGGCAACAACACTAGAACGTTAGGTGATAGTGGCAATGTTTGGAATACTGTATATGCTACACTATTTGAAGGTAAGGCAACGTCAGCACAATACGCTGACTTAGCTGAGAACTATCTAGCAAACGCAGAGTATGAGCCTGGTACAGTTTTAGTATTTGGTGGAACAGAAGAAGTAATAGTTACAAGCACTAAAGGTGATCGTAGAGTAGCAGGCATTGTATCAACTGAACCAGCACACTTAATGAACTCTAAACTAGAAGGAGATCACGTGGTTGCTGTAGCACTACAAGGTCGAGTTCCATGTAAAGTATTAGGCAAGGTTCGCAAAGGTGATTTGCTAGTTACAAGTTCAATACCTGGATACGCTATTGTTGATAATCAGCCAAGTGTAGGAACTGTAATAGGTAAAGCATTGCAAGACAAAGACGATGATGGCCGTGGCGTCATTGAAGTTGTAGTAGGGAGAGTATAATGGCGATATCAACTATTAATGTTGGAAGTTCTGCAAATAAAGGCGACGGCGATCCGTTACGCACTGCATTTACAAAAATAAATGACAATTTTACAGACGTTAATACTAGACTTGTTGCTTTAGAAGATGGAAGCATTTCAACTAGTGTAATCGGCGATCTTAAAGGTAGTGTGTTTGCTGATGACAGCACATTACTTGTAGATGCTGTAAATGGTGTTATTCCTGGATACGTTAAAGTAGCGGATTTAAAAACTGCTCTAAACGACGGCGCTGGTGATTATGCTGCTTTTAAAGCATGGGCATTAGCAAATTTGTAATACGATAAATATGTATAATAATAGGATTTGAAAGCATGGCAAACAGATTTCCACTAACACTTAACACCGTAGATAAGCAAATTGAAGAATTACCTAGTGGTACTAATCTTGATCTTACTGGAAGTAGTATTGTCGGTGTCCAGAATATAACAGCAGCAGGTGACGTTTCTGTAGCAACTTTAACTGTTGCAGGACAAAGTATTACTGCAAGTTTTAGTGGTAACTATAACGATCTATCAAACAAACCTACAATACCTACAAACCTTAGCGAGCTTAACAATGATGTTGGCTTTTTAACTAATCAAACTGATAATCAATCTTTAGGTTTAGTAGGAAATACTTTAAGTATTACAAACGGAAACAGCATAAGTCTTTCTTCTATACTACCTACGCAGGTAAGCGAACTAATAAATGATATAGGTTATATTAGCAATCTTGCAACTATAAGTATAGGTGAATTAGCTGATGTTGATATTGATACGGTTATACCTACAAACGGGCAAGCTCTAGTATGGAGTAATGCAGGCCAAGAATTTAGACCAGTATCACTCGATATTCCTAATGTATTAGATGACATAAGTGATGTACAAGTTTCAGGGCTATATGAACCTGCCGACGGACAAGCATTAGTTTACAATTCGGGACTTGATCAATGGATTCCTGGCAGTGTTGCAGCAGGAGAAGTTAGTGTAACAGACATAAACGGAAGTGTTTTTGCTGACGATTCTACACTGTTGGTAGATGGTGTAAATGGAAAAATAGTAGGACCAATTGACGCAGCGAGCTTGACTGTTGAAACTTTAAATATAACTGGTGTTGGGGCAACAGAAATTAATTCAGCAACTACTATGACACTAACTGCCGAAGATGATCTTACATTAACAAGCACAAGCGGCACAGTTACTTTTAATTCTGTGTTTAGAGCTGCTTCATATACAACTACTGCAAGGAATGAATTGACTCCGGCTAACGGTGATATTATATACAATACAACAGATAATAAGTTCCAAGGATATGAAAACGGTTCTTGGGTAAACTTGATATGAGGATAAAAAATGGCAGTTTCATTAATTAACATAGGTACTATAGCAAACGACGGTACAGGCGATGATCTAAGAGAAGCCTTTATCAAGGTAAACAGTAACTTTGAAGAGCTAGACTTACGTCAGCCAGAACAAACAACAGCCAGCAATTTAGGTGAAGCAGGCGAAGGCCTATTTTCTCAAAAGGTAGGTTATGACTTACAATTCAAAAAAATAGTTGCAGGCGACAATATAACTTTAACTTCAAGTGCAAACGGAATAACTGTTACAGCATTAGGAGGACTTCAATCTATAAATGTTATAGCAGATGCTGGCGGCATTATATTAAGCGACGGCGATACATTAAGAATACAAGGCGGCAACTACGTTACAACTAGAGTCGACACCCAGAATAATAAAGTGTTAATTGACGGTCAAGGTCCACTAGTTACAGAACCTAATCCTACATTAAGTGCAGAACTACAAGGTGCTGGAAACAATCTTGTTAACATAGGCACTATAGATGCCGGCAACATAACTTCTACTAACTTCTTAGGACCATTAGACGGATTAGTTTACGGAAAAGATATAAGATTAATTTCTAAATATTTTGATGATATAGACTTTGGTGGATTTACTGAAAATATAACCAACTGGATTGATTACTTAATCAGCCAGACAGATATCGACCTTGGCACATTTGTAGCACCTGGTGATGAAACCTTTGACTTAGGAACTTTGGTATAATATAATGGCTCAATTATGGTCAGCACCTTCAGGAACTTCATTAGGCACAATACAGGAAAGAACAACAACAACTATTGCTCTTCCTATAAGTACTGCCTACGAAGCCACGCTGGCTAGAATTAGCGGACAGTTACCTCCAGGTTTACGTATTGAAGGTTTTAATATTGTAGGTACACCATTTGAAGTAACACGCACTAGCGTATTTACTTTTGTAATTAGAGCAAGCATAAACGAAGACTCTTCGGGTGAATTTTATTTTGAAGATAGGACTTTTAGAATTACTGTAGAAGGTCCTGACACACCAGTATGGCTTACTCCTGAAGATTTATTAGCTATTGGTCCAAATGATACACTATTTGTATTAGATACGTCTCCTGTTGATTACCAGTTACAAGTAATAGACAGCGACATAGCAGCCGGACAAACAATAGAATACTTTATTAAACCAGGAAACGGAGAACTACCTCCTGGTATATCACTTACAGAAGACGGAAGAATTGTTGGTATTACAGAACCTTTACTATCGTTAGATAATAGTTCTGGTTCTGGATATTATGACACTAACGGATTTTCAAATTATCCTTTTGATTTTGGCATACTACCTGCAAATGGTTTTGCTAGTTTTTATTATGATAGTACATTTTACGATCTTAGTATTCCAACTAGATCGCCTCGCAAATTAAATCGTTTTTATCAATTCATTGTCAGTGCTACAGATGGCGAAACTGTAATAGATCGTAAGTTTAGAATCTATGTTGTAGGTGATGATTTCTTGCGTTCCGATAACACAATAATGACAGGAGCAGACGGTATTTTTAAAGCAGACAATACGTATGTTCGTACACCTATTTGGTTAACTCCAGCAAACTTAGGATTTAGAAGAGCTAATAATTACATCACATTATTTTTAGATGTGTTAGATACCGAAGCTCTATTAGGAAAAATTGTTTATACTTTAGAAAGTTTTAACGATGACAATACTGTAAGCGAACTACCTCCAGGGCTAGTTTTAGATAATAATACTGGAGAAATTGCAGGCAGGGTTCCTTACCAACCTGCTGTAACTATTCCATACAAGTTTACTATTAGAGCAACAAGATATACAGCAGACATAAACATTGTAAACATTGTTGGTACATATTATGAAGATGTACTTGTTGGTAAAAATGAAGTTAAAATTTATAAGTTAGAACAAAACAGTGGCGGCATATTTGATGAAAACGCTGATAATGTTGATGATTTAAGAGAACTTATAGGCCGATATATTGGTATAGGTGATTTTAGTTATAGAGTAATATCAGTTGATGATAGCAATCAAAATTATGATGTAATTATTTTAGATCAAGTTTTAAAATCCCAAATCCCATTAATAGTAAGCGACGGAGTATCAGTTAATGATGATTATTTCTTTGTAGAATCTATTACAGGCGCTCAAAGGAAAGAATTAGAAGGACGCAAATTAATTCATTCCGATGAAGAAGTTAACACAATCAATACAGTTGTACCGTATGTTGAATGGAAAATTATACACAGAGATGGTGGCAAAATAGAAATTGATTACAGTTCAATAGGTGCTGATCAACCTACAGGAAATCCTAGTATTGCTGACGAAATTCAACGTGTTCTTGCATCACCATTAGGGCCTATTTACGTAACAAAAGCAGATGACAGCACTATACAATTTTCAGCACCTTATACTAGTGATACTACAATAAACATTATTGAAAAATTATTTGTAGCAGCAGACAGTGTAGCGAGCAGCATAAAAGTTATTTTGGTTAGAGATAATATTGATAGAGTCGATCTAAACGAAGGATCATTTAGAGCATTTGTTTCTGACACGAATATTGGCTTGGCAGTTCTAGAAAATGATAGTTTTGATAAAGAAATAAGTGTTAATAGTGACGACGAAGTAGTTCAACCATTTAAAGACAAAACATTTACTGTAAATATTTTAGGAGAAGTAGATTCCACTATTACTTGGAACACTGATTCAGACTTAGGAAATATTAGAGCAAACTTCATTAGTACCCTTTCAGTAACTGCTACTACAACTGTTCCAAATGCTAGATTAGTATATACAAAAGTTGCTGGAAGATTGCCACCAGGATTAGAGCTGTTGTTCGATGGAGAAATTGTAGGAAAAGTAAGACAGTTTGGCGACATTAATAATGACGGCTTAACAATTTTTGATACTGGTACAGCTTCGTTTGACGGCGGATCGACTAGCATAGACAGACAATTTAAATTTACAGTTGATGCTAGAGATAGATTTGGGTATTCGGCTATACAAAGAGAATTTACTATTACAATTCTAGACGAAGATGATTTGTTATACAGTAACTTAGTGATGAAACCTATGCTTAAACAGCAACAAAGATTAGATTACAATAGTTTAATTGCAGACAGTACTATATTTCCTCCAAGTGCAATTTATAGACCTAACGACCCAGAATTTGGATTGCAAAAAGAAATTAAAATTTTAGCATATGCAGGATTAGAAACAAAAAATATAAATGAGTATGTATCTAAATCTGCTAGATTTCATAAAAGACGCCGATACAAACTAGGCGATGTAAAAACTGCTGTAGCAAAATTAGAAGGAACTAATGACATTATCTATGAAGTAGTATACGTAGAAGTTATCGACCCTGCAGAACCTTTAGAAGGAAAGACTAATAAAAGAATTACTGTAGCAAATGATTTTGGCAAAGTAACTGTAGACAGCATACAATATGAAACTAAGGACGATCAATTTAAAACTGATACCGGTGTTCCTGCTATTCAAATCGGAGACACCATTGTTACAGATTACGAGATATTGTTTGAGACTAGAGCTGGACAAGACTTAAAATTACTTCCTGGTGATACAGATGTAGTGACTAGAGACGGACAGGAGGTTAAAGTAGTAAGGGAAACAGATAGTGCTCCGTTTGCTTATAGACCAAAAGGTGATACAATAAAAGCAGATACTACTGGAGTAAAAACAAGTGACGGAAATGATATAGGTAAGCATATTAGTAACATTACAAATATGAGAGAAGAGCTACGCACAGTAGGACAAACAGAAAGAGGGTTTTTGCCGCTCTGGATGCGCACAGCACAAGAAGGCGGTGTTGCAGAACTAGGCTATATTATGGCAATACCGTTATGTTTTTGTAAAGAAGGCGAATCTAATCAAATACGTTTAAACTTATTAAATTCAGGATTCGATTTTAAACAATTAGATTTAGAAATAGATAGATATATAATTGATGCAACAACTGGACTGACTCAAGATCAATATATCAAATTTCCAGATTATCAATTCAATGTTTAGATAAATAACAGTACAGAGGATAAAAAATGGCTAGTAATATTATAAGTACAACAATAGATGCAGATTTTCCTGTTGCAGGACAGGACAATGATTCTCAGGGTTTTAGAGATAATTTTGCAATTATCAAAAGCAGTCTTGCATCTGCTAATACTGAAGTAACTAACTTACAAGATAATTCAGCATTTACTAATAAAGATAATAACTTTTTAGGAAAAAAATTAATAAAGCCAGAGCTTGATCAATACACCGAAACCGTAAAGGATCAAGAAACTATTACTCTACCAAATGCTACTATAGATTATGAATTTGGACATTATCAAAGGTTTAAAGTAGAAGGTACTAACGTAACCTTTACTTTAACTGGTTTCCCTACAATTGATGCTAGTGGTAAATTTACTAGAATTTTTGTTGAGCTAGTTGCTGACGGAACTGACAGAACTATTACATGGCTAGGTGCATCAACTGGTTTTAAATTCGATGCAAATTGGCCATCAACATTTAATGTAACATCTTCAACTAATCCAGTAATTGCAGAATTTTGGACTTATGACGGTGGTTCAATAATATTTGGTAGATACTTAGGTACGTTTAGCACTCCGTAATGTCTCATCCATTAATTGATAATTTAGAATCCTTATCTAACCATGAAGTAGAAGAAAAACTATTAGATCTACAAAAAAAATATTTTTCTACTCGTAACCCAGATCTTCAAATGCAGTTGTCTATGATTATAGAAATGTATAGAGAAGAAATTAGAGCTCGTCGAGCAAAAGAAATGTCCAAATTAAATAGCCAAAACGGCGAAAATGGACTTGACAGTTTAATCAATATCAGTTAAACTAGCATAATGCTTATGAAAACAGATGAACTAGGTATTCCACGATTTTCTAATCGCGACTTAATCGATATGATTTATTCAGGTCATACGGATAAAGTTCATGTGGTACTATGTGATCCTTCAGATGATGTAGATAAGTTTAACACAGCAATGAGTGAACAAGGACTTCCTACACTACAAAAATATATTCCACTAGATGTAGATCAAAAGACTTTTGACGGTGTATGTCAGGGTGAATGGTTTATGCCTAATGAATACAAAGAATTAAACGTTCCTGCATATTTAAAAACAAAACTACACGAAAAACTAGGTACAACTGAACTAGATGAACAGCCAGAGTATGTACGAGTGTGTGAAGAATATGCAGCATTCAAAGAACGTGGAATGACAGACCTACTACGCTATATGATTTATCTTGTAGACTTTATGCGTGAGAACGATATTGTATGGGGAGTAGGTAGAGGATCAAGTGTAGCAAGTTATGTGCTGTATTTGATAGGTGTACACAGAATTAATTCAATCCAATATGACCTGGATTGGAGAGAGTTCTTGAGATAAATACGTATATAATAGGAGATATATTATGGCGCAACGACAAAAAGGTAGAAAAATTTACCGCACTGCACAGGGCAAACAGATCGACATGGATATGTTGAGAAAAAGAAATGAATTAACCCCAGCTGTTGGTAATGCTCGCGTAAATGCAAGAGGCGATGAATTAGGTCCTGGCGGCAAAATTATTCGCAAGCACGAAGATGTAGTAAGAGACTATTATGCTGAAAATGCAGGTAGAGCACTCGACGAAGAACCTGTAGTAAAGTCTACAGGAGTAGCAGACGAAGAGCCAGCAAAAATGGAAAAAACTACAACTTCTAGACCCGTTACTAGAGCACAAGAAGCAGAAGAAAGTGCTGAATGGGTTGAAGACGATGACGGCAATTTTGTTCCAAAAGGTGAATAATGGCAATTAACGTTAATACTATTAAAGGCAAGCCAAAGGCAATAGGCGATAGAGTATTAGTATCGGATATGCACTTTGGTGATCAAACTACGGCAAGTGGATTGATTATTAAAAGTGATGACGGTAAAGCTCATGGCGTATATGCTAGATGGGGTAAAGTTTTTGATAAAGGCCCTAGAAATAAAGACCCATACAACGTAGGAGACTGGATTTTAGTTGAACACGGCAGATGGACCAGAGGCTTCAAAGTAGAAGTAGATAACGAAGAATTAGAAATCCGCATGGTAGAGACAGAATCAATACTTGCAATGAGTGATGAAAAACCGAGCGGTGTGCAAATTGGCAAAGAATTTAGTGACGGCCCTGCCGATATAGACCCTTCTTCTTTTATAAATCAATAATACCAAAAGACTTGACTCCTTAACTGTTTGAACATATAATGTTTACAGTTAAGGAGTTTTCATGAAATTTCCCGATTTTACAAATGCAAGCGGAATAGGCACTACTGGTGCTACAGGCATAACATTATTAGTTGGTGTAATCTGGGGCCAACTAAATCCTTGGTGGTTAGCAGTTTCAATATTTTTAATTATTAGTGGTATAGGGCAAGAGAACAGGAAACAATAATGGCTACACACGGAATGATAGACTTAGAAACATTAGGTGTAGAACCTGATAGTGTTGTAATGACACTAGGTGCTATTAAGTTTGATCCGTTTACTGACGCAGAACCACACAGTCCATTATACTTGCGAGGAGATGTAGAAGAACAATCAGAGCAATATGGACGTTCTATTGATGATAACACCCTTGCTTGGTGGGCAACGCAGCCACAAGAAATACAAGATGAAGCATTTGGCGATCACGATGATAGAGTCACTGTACAAGAAATGTTACGTCAATTAAACAAATGGTGTGTAGGACTAGATTATATTTGGTGTCAAGGTCCTACATTTGACTTTGTTATTTTACAAGATTTATATAAATGTGCAGAAAAACCTGCACCTTGGAACTACTGGCAAATTAGAGACAGCCGTACGTTATTTTCTATGATGCCACAAGATCCACGTAAAGCAATACAAGAAAGTTTGCACAACGCATTAGCAGATTGCTTTTATCAAGCAAAGTGTGTGCAACAGTCTTATAAACATTTTGGAGTTAAACAACGATGAAAGTAGGATTCACGTGTAGTACATTTGATATGCTTCATGCAGGTCATGTTCAAATGCTAAGAGATGCAAAAGATCAATGTGATTATTTAATGGTGGGTTTGCAAATGGACCCTAGTGTAGATCGTCCTAGTAAAAATCCACCTATTCAAACTATTGTAGAAAGATATACACAGCTCAAAGCAGTTGGCTATGTAGATGAAATTATTCCGTATGGTACTGAACAAGATCTAGAAGATATCTTGACTATGTATCATATTGATGTTAGAATATTAGGTGAAGAATATAGAGACAAAGACTTTACTGGAAAAGACATATGTCGCCAACGAGATATAGATCTGTACTTTAACAAAAGAGATCACAGATTTAGTTCTAGTGATTTACGTAAACGAATAGCAGAGAGAGAAAATGAAAGTGACTAACATAGAGAAAGAAATTAAAAGTGTTGTAGGTAGGTTAATACAACACGTAGAAAAAGCATTACTTCTGTTTATTGTTGCTGGAACTGTTTGGGCGGCAGGATTTGATATTTTACATATGTTTAGCAGTCAAGGAAAGATGGCTCTAGCAGATTTGTTTCTGTTGTTTATATATGCAGAGATACTAGGAATGGTAGGTGCTTTTTATAAAGACCATAGAATACCAGTTACATTACCGCTTATCATTGCAATGACCGCTCTCACTAGAATGATTGTTCTACAAACAAAAGGCACAGATGCTTTGAATATTATATTTGAAAGCTCAGGAATTTTAATACTCGCAATTAGTGCCTACATCATGAGTATGAAAGATAAATTAAGTTTAGAAAAAGAAAGTTTACGAAGAAAGGATAAAGAATGAAAGAATTATGGGTAGAAAAGTATCGTCCTAAAACAGTTGACGGTTATGTATTCCGCGACGAAGCACAAAGGAAACAAATAGAAACTTGGATCAAAGATAAAACTATTCCGCACTTGCTTTTTAGTGGTAATGCTGGTATCGGTAAAACAACTCTTGCCAGACTATTATTTAATGAGCTAGACTTAAATGATTTAGATATACTAGAGATTAACGCATCGCGAACAAACTCAGTAGACGATGTTCGTGATAAGATCGTTAACTTTGTACAAATGATCCCATTTGGGGACTTTAAGGTGGTACTACTAGATGAGGCTGATTACTTGTCACCTAACGCACAGGCAGCACTTCGTGGTGTAATGGAAGAGTATCATACTACGGCACGTTTTATTTTAACGTGTAACTATCCAAACAAAATTATTCCGGCAATACATTCTCGTTGTCAAGGCTTTCATATTGCTAAAATTGACCAAACAGAGTTTACAGCCAGAGTAGCAGAGATACTTATTACTGAAGGAGTATCACCTGATTTAGACACACTGGATACATATGTAAAAGCAACCTATCCAGATCTGCGTAAGTGTATTAATATGGTGCAGATGAACGTGCAGGATAACAGTTTACTTAAACCTAATGAAGGTGACACAGGCGAAAGCGACTGGAAACTTGAAATGGTAGAACTGTTTAAAGCAGGTAAAATCCAAGAAGCTCGTAAGTTACTATGCGGTGCTATTCGTCCAGAAGAAATGGAAGAAGTGTATCGTTGGTTGTATGATAATATTGAATTGTTTGGCAGTGAAGAACAGCAAGACAAAGCAGTACTCATAATTAAACAAGGACTTGTAGATCACACCCTAGTAGTTGATCCTGAAATAAATTTAGCAGCCACACTAATTAAACTGGCAAATTTGTAATGACATATCTTGTAACTGATAACTGTGTGAAATGTAAACACATGGATTGTGTAGAAGTGTGTCCGGTAGATTGTTTCTACGAAGGCGAAAATATGTTAGTTATAGATCCTGACGAATGTATTGACTGCGGAGTATGTGTTCCTGAATGTCCTGTAGATGCAATATTACAAGACAGCGAACTCGGTCCAGCAGAGCAAGAAGAATGGACAGAAATAAATAGAACGTATGCACAACAGTGGCCAAACATCACACAAAAAAGAGCAGAGGATGTTCCAGCAGATGCTAAAGAATGGGAATACATTCCTTACAAATTTATAGAACATTTTTCACCTAACCCAGGAAAAGGAGATTAAAATGGCAGACGATCATAGCATGGCAACAGCATATCATTTAATTAGAAATATTACTCAATGGCATCATGATAGAAATCTTATTGATGGTTCCACAGATAAAGATCAATTAGCAAAACTTATTCAAGAAATGGGCGAACTAAGTGATAATATCTGTAAGGGCAAAAATGTTGCTGATGATATAGGTGATATGATTGTTGTACTAATCAACATTGCTGAAAGAAACGGTCTTACAATAGAGAACTGTTTAGAACAAGCATGGAATGATATCAAAGATCGTAAAGGCAAAATGATTGATGGCATCTTTGTAAAAGAGAATGACTTTTAATGACCATTAAGACCTTAGGATGCAGTTTAACATACGGACACGGGTTACCAGACTGTATAAGTCCAGGTCGTATTGGTAAAAATGCAAAGCCATCTAAATACGCATGGCCTGCTGTGTTACAAGAAATAACAGGCATCGACGTCGAGAATCATTCTAAATTTGGTACATCTATTAAAAGAAATTGCTATTGGGCCTTGGAAAGGGTGCATTGGAGAAAAGGAGATATTGCAATATTCCTTTGGCCGCACAAAGATAGAAGTTGTTTAATACATACTGAAGTAAGCATAAGTGATATAGGCCATTGGGCCAATAACGATATTTCAAAAAATTATTTTTTGCATTACAACTCATGTCCAGTGGAAGTTGAACACGATGCACTTCTAAGAATTATTAGTACAAATTTAATTTTAGAAAACCGTGGTGTTAAATGTTATCATTTGCTTAATCAAGCACACTTAGATAAAAGTAATTTAAAATTATACCAAGATTTATTTAATCTATGTAGGGTAATCGATGTAGACAACGACGACTTTGACATAATGACAATAGCCAAACGTTTAAGAGATTATGGCGGTGACGCACACCCTGGAAAAAAAGCTCATAAAGCATTTGCTCAATTAATTTACAGAAACATAAAGGACGAATTATAATGAACATAAAATTAGTAAGTTATTCACAACCTTCTGAGAATTTTGTTGCAGAAGGTATTGAAGATGTACAAGATTTAATTGCTTATTGTGCAAGAGTAAGTAATCCCGACAACCAATTAAATACAGAAACATCTGCTAAACTGCTCAGCTATTTGGCAAAACACGCACACTGGTCGCCATTTGAAATGGTGAGTGCTTGTTTAGAAATTGAAACTACTAGAGATATTGCTCGACAAATATTGCGTCATAGAAGTTTTAGTTTCCAAGAGTTTAGTCAGCGTTATGCTGACCCTACAAAAGATTTGGATTTTGAATTGCGTGATGCTAGATTACAAGATCCTAAGAATCGTCAAAACAGTATCGCACTTGATATGTCTGATGAATACGAAGGTGGCTTACAAGATCGTTGGTTCCAAATGCAAGAACGTGTTATAGACGAAGCCAAGATTGCTTACAAGTGGGCTATTGATAATGGCATTGCTAAAGAGCAGGCTAGAGCAGTATTACCTGAAGGAAATACTGTTAGTCGTATGTACATGAATGGCACTATTAGATCGTGGATACACTACATCGAATTACGTGGTGCTAATGGTACACAACAAGAACATATGCAAATTGCTAAAGCCTGTGCTGAAGTTATTGCTAAAATATTTCCACTAGCAGCAGATCTATGAAACCAGTAAGTGCTTATATAGGATCACCAAACGAAAAGCATATTGAAAAGTTTGCTTGGTTGCCTATTAGAAGCAAAAGCAAAAAAT